ATAACACGTTCCCCATAAAGAAGAACGTGTTATTTAGTTTAAGATCCCCCCAGAATCTCAGCAAATTTAACTATTGTGCTGTATTAAGCAATGTATATGTACAAAGTTTTGTACATAATATAGCAATTACCTTCTACTTTCCTTTTGAATAGTGATATCAAATTCTTTAGCAAATTCAGGATCCAGGATACCGCCATACACAAAAAGTGATTTAGTGAATGGAAACATTTTACCAAAGTTTTTAATAGGTTGTGCTTTCTTTCTAACCTGTTCAACCGATAGGTCAGGGTTTGATGTATCTATTCCTGTCATTTCCATCATGCTATGATCAACAAATCTTCCCAAGTCTGAAAATATACCAATTGCAGGGAACATTGATCCACTGAGAATCCTTTGGAATTCAGCAGGATTATAGAAGAATGAAAGTTCACTAATAAATTTATCAATTACACGAAGTTGATATCTGTGGAAGTTTTTACTAGCTCTATCATCTTCATCGTCAGGAGCAGCAAATCCTAAGGCAAACATTGCACCGAACATAGATGTAAGAATAGCAAGTTCCTTTATCTGATTTCTCAGATTGGTTCTAATCATATCTATGAACTCATCCTTGCTCATTTCCAAATCTTTACCTGTACGCCTCTTATACTTTTCAGCAAACTCCTCATACATTTTATTCAGTAGTTCAACACCTTTGTCATTGACAGCCAAGATGTTATATATGTTAGTTGATCTATCTCTGATGGATGTACCTAATACATAAGCAAAGAGTCTAATCCTACCAATGTCATACTTCTGTCCTGTTGTTATACCATCCTCTCCTATCTCTACAGAGAAGTCATCACTTACCTTTCTAAACTCTCCAAAACGTGTATCTACCAGTTTAGGAATCCAGTTTTTGAACACCATCATGGATTTAGTCCAAACGTTCATTCCCATGCGGTTGAGATCACTATCTGAAAGTCCACCAGTTGCGTTTCTAGATATACGTCTGGTAAGATTTGTAAGACGTTGAAGCTCATCAGTATTAGACAAATCAAGACCAGGGATTACAAGTTTGCCATTCTCAAGTTTCTTTATTACATTAATAGCTCTTGTTTTCTTCAACTGTTCTATTTCTTCATCAATCTTTGCAGCCACTTCTTTATACTTTGATGAAGATTCATATCTATCTGCATACTTCTTCTTGACAAACTCACGAATGTTAACAATCTTTCCATCCTCTACCATCATGTTCTCTAGAAGAGTGAGGAATATAGACTTCTCAATGTGTTGTTCAGGATGCCTCATAAAGAAATAAAGCATGTCTGAAAAGTTCTGTCTAGTGAAGAATGTAAGTCCAGCTTCTTGAAGTTTATCATATGTAGGGTCATCCTTCAGAGGCATGAACGTGTTCACAAGCTGAATGAACATTTCACGTTCATCATCATTCTTAAATCTATTGCCTACAAGTTTTGTCTCATTAGCCAACACCTCTCTAGCCTTAAAATAATTACCAGCTTGTGTGGCAATCTGTATATTAGCACCAAATGCGTTTACAGCACCAGAAACAAACTCAAGTCCAAGAGCTTTTAATTGGAAAGCCCTATTTGCAGCATCCATAGTTTTTACCAGAGATGTAGCAGAAGGATTCTCATCTATCTTAAACACTTCTCTACTAGCCATATTATTCACTGCACTCTTCATGAAGTTCATCACCTTACCTATACCAAGTGGCGTATCACTATCAGACAAGGGATACTTCTGTTCATACAGTAGGGCTCTGAGGAAGTCATTAAAGATTTTTGCATTACCCTCACTTGTAGATTGTCCTTTGGCCATCACCTTTGGTCCACTCTCATCATAAACAACTTCACCAGCATTATTTGTATTAAGATAGCCTTTGAAGGTTTCAATGGTTTTAACAAGCTGTAACTGATCTTCCACCTCAGAAAGATATTTGTACTTCTCCATGTGGTTAATGTACAATATCATATTCTTGAAGATGTCCTCACTTACATCAGAATAGTCATTTGTACCATCTTCCTTACGAGTGAAATCATATGTGTAGTATTTAGGAATTCCATTTTCCAATTCACCTGTTAACTCATTTATTTTTCCATATCCTACATCATCAGCTTGCGCTTGTAGATTCTTACCAAAGTTCATTACAGCAGAGACATCAAAGTCCCATGTAAGACTTTCTGCCATCCCCTTCCTTATAAAAGGAAGGAATGTAGAAGCCACCTTGTTACTGATATATCCTGAACTCTTAGCCTTATCATTCATTTCAGATATGAAATTATAAAGCTCAAGAAGATCTGGATCTGCCAAAACCTTTTTATATTCCTCTGATTGCCATTTCTTTAGAGGATGTCTCTTGATGATGTAGTTCTTCCAACCATTGAAGTCTTTTCTATCAATATCCCATTTACGTCTTTCCTCAAGTATTACATCATCCATTCTATCAGGATCATCCTTATACAGTTTTTCAAATCTCTCTATCTTTTTATCAAGTAGTTGTTTAGCTTCTTTCCTATACGCATCTACATCAATATTATTCATCAACCAGTTCTTGTCATGATTTCCTTCCAGTGCATTATTATCTACACCATCAAAGAACTCTTTCTTGAACTTGTATATCAGTTTGTTAACCGTTTTGTTTTTATCATCCTTCTGATAGATTTGTTTGACAAGCTCTCTAACATCTCCACCTCTGTCAACAAGTTTCTTGCGAATAGCCATTAATCTTTCCACCTCACCAAGTGCATCTCTGGAAGCTCTTCCTTTTGCATTTGTGACAAGTTTGAACAACACTTCCAATGATGCCATAGGAAGTTCTGATACTCCCCTGAATAAAGATGATAGTCCTTTTACAACAGCTTCAGCACTTAATAGTCCTTTTACAAGATTTCGTTCACCTATGAATTTGTCAGCAAACTTTCCAGACACCTCTCCAATTTGCTCTGCAGAAAGACGAATCCTTCTAGCCTCATCACTAATGTCTTTAAGTAGATTTTTATTAAATGCAACACCCTCCTTAGCTTCTTCAGTGGTAGCATCTTTTTCCATTTGTTCATTATAGATGAGCTCACCAATCAGATCATCTATTCTACCAAATACAGTGGCAAATGCATTATACTCTCGCATATTTGCAGCCATCTCAGAGAGTTTAGCATCTGTAAAGTCTTCTCCTACAGTGTTGGCAGGTCTATCTTTATATATAGTGTTGTAATCATTTAAAATTCTATCGCCTTCTTTTCTCATCTCTTTGATTACATCTACAAGAGGAGCAATATTGAGTGTACCTTGAGCTGCACGAATTGCTTCCTTCAGAATGTTCAGACTGTCACGTTTGAATTCACGCTCTTCTTCATCTGTCACCACTCTCTTAGAAATCTGTCTGTAAGAAGCGTTAAGTAGTGAGATGAGTTTATCAAGACGTTCAAAACCAGTGGATTCTGTTTCTTCAGATACAGGAACCAAACGTAAGTCTTTAATCTCCTCTGTATTTACAGATCCTATTGAAATTCCTGTAACCTTGACAGCAGATTTTTTATCTCTAGGATTTTCTTGTTTAATATCCATCAGAATAGGAATAGCCCTATTCATTCCCATTTCTTTCACTCCATATCTATCACGAAGGATTTCTTTATATCGTCCAAGCTGAACATTATACGCTCCTTGTTTATACCAAGCAACATCTTTAGCACCAGCAGCAACACTCATGAACTTCCAGTCAATAATGTTACCCTTACCATTCTCTTCTACAATCAACAAGTCTATTGTACCAGCTTCTTTCTCTTTAGGATCATATATAATCACCTCAGAGAACACAAGAGGATTTTTACCATCTTTTGAAAACTTAGCTATTAACTCAGTGTAATACTTCTCAAGTTTGTCATATATCTGTTCATCTACATCAGAAAGTTTTGTTGCACGAGGTTCAGGATTTGTCTTTCTTGTTCCGTCAGAGTTGAAATATCTTCCATGTATTTCTTCAAAATATCCATGTCCTTTTATACCAAACTCTCTTTTAAACTCATTGAATTTCTTTTCTTCCTCTGTAAAAACCTTATCACCAAAACGTTGCTTATACCAAGCTTTCACACGATCAGTCACCCTTTTAGTAACACGTTGGAATGTACCATCAGATTGCTTCACCTCATACCAGTTAGATGCTTCTTCAGTGTCCACCAAAAGAGGATCAATAGATTGTTTGTCTACAACTTTTCTGATACTTTCTTTGGTCTGAAAAATGCGTTGCTGTATTGCTTTTTGGGCATCTGATATTTGATAGTAAATTTCACCCTCACCTGCAATTTCACCCTCTACACCCTGCTCTATGATGCCAGCAGCTTCTTGGAATATATCAATGTTCGCTTTTTTGTACGTTCCTCTGAACCAATCAAGTATCTTTTCCCACCAAATTCTAACAGTGGATCTGTTGGTTTCATCCATTAATTCAGGAAACTCCGTAGTTCCTTCATTATTATTTATAATCAATTCAGCAATCAGCTTGTCAACAGCTTCCTTTTTAATTTTACGAATATTAGGTTTGCCATTAGGAAGTTGATATGCAGGATTGTCTTTATATTGATTCAGTGTACGTTTGTATATTGCAAATCTCTCAATCTTGGAAATCATTTCTGTAACAAGATTGGGATTCTTTTGCTCCAGAATAGCTGTAGCTATATGCACCATTTCTTCTGTAAGAGCAACGTCTTCCTTTCCCTCAGCAATGGCTATTAGTTTTCTTGTAAGATCAGCAACACCATTCACACCCTGTTTGATATCCAGTCCTGCTTCTTTAACATATTCAGCAAGAGATTTAACATCCACTCCCATCTTCTTCAAAAGCTCTTTCACTTTTGATATGAGCTCAGGAGATGCTGTAGAAGAAGGAAGTTCTTCTGTTTGAAGATATGTGAATTGAGCAAGTTCTCTACTTCTGTTTGAAGGCTGGCTTAGTACATAATCTCTTTGATCTTTTTCTCTTTGAAACAATCTTTCTGCACTCTTTGAAGGACTCAATATTAATTTCCCAAGATAAATGTCCTGCCAAGATGAGAATATAGATTTGGTTTCTTCAGTGGGTTTTTGATTGTAAACAAAAAAATCAACACTAATTACATTTTGAGCAGAAGGTTGTACATAATTACCATCTTTATCCTTTACTGCCACTTCTTTTACATAACCATAGTTTGTTACTACTATCGGTTCAACTGTAAATCCTTTTCTTGGAAGATAATAAGCTACTGTAGTGTAATCATCTCCTTTGATTCCATTGTGAACAGGAATGGCATTAGATTCATCCATGAATTTGGAAATCTCCTGCATTTTATTTCTATCACCCACCACAAAATCTAAATCATGAATAGGTTCAGTTTCAGATCTGTAAATAGGTTCTCCCTGTCCAGCAATAGCCAATGACCCAGTAAGACTTAATCCAAATTTTTGAGTGAATGTATCTATTATATATTTTCCGAATGGATTTTGTTCTATTGTTTTTTTATAATCAAGTTTAGAAAACGAAGGTTTGAGGTTGGCAACATACTCTTTATTACCAAGCATTATGTTTGTAGCAATCTTATCTGCTAAATGATAAGTGTACATATCAGACCTAAAAGGATTAAGCTTACTCAGTAATGCAAAAAAAGAATTTACAGCGTTTCTTGCTTTTATGAATATTGATTTGTCAGAATCTTTTTCTTTGAATTTTGAAACTAATGATTTAGCAATCACTTTTCCTATAGCTTCAATTTTTACTTGTTTCTCATTATAATACTTTTCCCAATATTCATTTTCCACTTCTTTGTACCCTGACCATTTAGTGATAGATTCAAGAAGACCTTTAATTTCTGGATGATCCTCTCCCATTAACATCACTATCATATGACCAACTTCTTCAGGAACAGTGTCTATTTTTCTATTCTTTGATAGTGTAATCATCTTATTTATGACATCTGCAATACCTAAAGAGTCTTCACCAAGCCTGTTTTTTAATTGTTCCACTTCTTTTGATAAAACACCAAAAGGCTTTAGAAAGTCAAGAAGATAGTTGTCAAGTTCGGAATTGGCATCTTCTAGTTCCTTGCTTGTTATTTGATAATAGTCTTTTGTACTTCCGACAAAATCTTTGAATTGTACTATATCTTTTGCATCTCCTAGTTGGTGTATCTGTTCTAAATTTTTTACTACGACTACATCATATTTACCTTGTTTATTGTATATATCCTCATTATTCATCATTGCAATCATGATGTCTTCTTGAGATATAGGACCTGGATAGTCCTTTCCAATAATTCCTCTATCCGTCAATTCATCAGTAATCCAAATCCTGTGGATTCCCCTGTCTGTAGTCACAGGATTTGGTAGGTTTACAATTGCAGATGTTACATCACCATATTTTTCTGCATAATCTTTTTGAAGTGAGAAGTAATACTCTCTAGAATACTCTCCCCCTTCCCCACCTCTATATACAATATCCTTCACTACACTATCAGGAAATATTGTATCAAGGTATTGAGAATATTGTTCAGGAGTTCCTATAGAAGATAATTCAGGAGTGGAATCAAATAGTTCTTCCACTCCTTGTTTAATACCTTGTTGTTGCCTATCAACTTCTATCTCAGCCAATAAACGATTGCCCCCTGTTCTCTCAAGAGCAGCTTTGAATTCTGGGCTATTTGGATTTATACATGCCATATCAATAACATTCTTTTAGTTTTTTAATTGCAAGCTGTCCTTCCAAAGCAATAGATTCCATTATCTCTGCAAGAGCCTCATCCTCTGTCACTTTATGTTTAGCCCTATAGTTTTTGAGAATTTGCTTCTGTCTTTCAGGAGAGAATGCTTTTTCAAATGTCAAAGGAACTCTAGGAGCTGTAGGAGCTTGTTGTGTGGGAACTGATTTCTTATAACTCTTAGGATCTTGTAAAAACTTGCTGATAATCACGTTGTTATCAACATCTTCCACTTGTATAAATCCGTTTTCAATTACAGACTTGTGATCAACATCATAGAATTCATTAGCCCTGAAGCTATCTCCCCATGCATTGATGGCTTTATAAACAAAGTATTTGTCACCATCTTTAGTTATATGTTCTAGAGGTGTTCCATAATTATCATACACTTTTCTAAACAAACCTTTATTTATAAAAGAAAAGTCTGCAGCCTTACGCATTCTATTTTTCTTTTCTTTTATCACTTTGTACAATTCAATACCTTCAAACTTTGCTTGTTCTATTTCTTCTTTTGTAAGAAGATCTTCTTCCTTTTCCCATGTGTACACTATGTAATCAAAGTTTGCTTCTCTATTGTTTTTAGAACGTGTAAGTATAGGAGGAATTTCTTTTTTACGTACAGCATCTTGTACAGGATTGGGCAAAAACTTCATTGATGGGTTATAATACTTCTTCCCTGTTTTCTTTGATGTAATCAGTGATGCCTTGAGATAGGGAGTGATTTCATCATTATTCCAGTTGTTTCTTTCAAATACACCGAGTTTATGGAAATGGTCTAAGTTAGACAATCCTTCCAACTTGGACAAAGTTTGATTGTAAATTCTTTCAAAATCCTCATAAGGAATAAGAGAAGTGAATGATATTGGAGAGTTTGACAAACCGCTTTGGAGAATTGCCAAGGTGACAATCCTGTCATACAGAGGGTTATTGTCGCTTTTCAAACGATTTCTAAGTTCACGGAAGGCATATATTACATTGTTTTGATCATACACCTTGTTCTCTGCCATGTTCAACTTGACATTATTCACTCCACCTTTTGCAGCCCTCATGGAAGGAATACCCTCAATGATTCTTATTATCTCATTATTGGCAAGTGGATCATTGCTTTCTTTGAGCTGATTTACAAAGTTCACAACTTCCCTACCTACACCACCATCATTGATGAGAATGTCTGTAATTTCTCTATTAAGATTTTGATCAGTTTGTACAGCCCAGTCAAACAAATCAGCTACTGCTTTCTGAGCCACCTTTACAAATTCTCTGTCACTCATGTTTACATAAGGAGCGAGCACACTTTGTATCACCGCTCTCACTTTAGGGCTGTCAGACTTCAATATTTGAGCAAATGCATCCCTCACTTGATTTATGTTCTGAGCAAGTTTTCCAACAAAGGAATTTGAAAGCAGTGTATCTACAGAACTGATGATAGTGTTCTGAGCTTTGATTTGCTGCATCTGCTTCTTGAAGATCAAATAAGGATCATTGAAACTGGCTGTGTCATAGTTAGAGCCTTGGGTTACATGGAACATGTGTTCAGCCATCTTGGCATATTTCAAGAACTCCCTAAGCATAAACCTTTGCTCAAGTCTTTGTTGTTTGTTTAACTCATTGATTTTCTTACCTAAAGTTTTTTCAAGAGATGTTTCACTTGGAATAGTGAACTGAGACAGCTTTGCTTCAAAGTCTTTAGGAAGCATAGGTTCATCTTCATATATTCCATCTTGCAATTCAACAAAACTATCAATGAAAAGCCAAGAATATCCAGCACTTTCGATTGTACGAAGGTAGTCACGGATAATAGGTTGGTTCATGAAATAAGCTACAGTATTTATAGGAACACCAAGCTTAACCAAGAACAACCATGTGCTAGCAACATTAGGTGTGGCTCCAAGTTCCATGATCCATGGGCCTTTAGAGATGTCCACATATCCATCAATGAACATGCCTATTATATCAGATATGTACTCACCAGCCTTGTTCTTAATCATAGACAGAGTGGGAACCATCTTACCATCTATCTCAATAGAATTATACTCTTCAAACTTAATATCAGGGTTATTAGTCAACCAAAACCTATCATCTTCAGACACTCTATCAAGCCTACTCTTATCTATATAAATAGGCTGACGCTGATTCAAAGAGTGGTTAGTCTGGTTTACAGCAGCAATACCAATAGCATATTTACCTGTTACAAATGCATGACGCAAGCTTGACATGAATGTTCTGTCAAGCATGTTCTCAATATTCTTGTAATCAAATGTTTGACCTACAGTTTTCTGAGCAATCTTTTCAGAAAGCTTTTTAAGAACCTCTGCAGAGTTGGGTTTGATAAGATTATCATAGTTTTCATCACTTGTAATGAGATTTTCCATGTTTTGGATGTAACCATTCTCCAAGCTCTTTTTGTACAACTTCTTGACAATCTGATCTTTAGAACGGACATCTCTCATGAATTCTCCTGTAAGTTCTTCCTCAGAGATAAACTTGCCAAATATAGAACGCATGAGCTTTCCAGCAACATCATCCATCTCATCTTCCATGAGAAGAGTTTCCTCAGCAATATACCTGTCAAGTTCTTTCATTTCTTCAGGAGACAGAAACTCTCCTTTATCAAAGAGTTCCTTAAACTTATCTATTGCTTGCTGACCAATTCCAAAATAAGGAATCAGTTTAGGCTTACCATTCTTAATATATACGTTTTTTAAATAGATGGAAAGTTTATCTATGTCAAAGTCAGAACCCACCTTCTGAACCAAAGCAGCAGGAATAACCACACTATCTTTGAATTCCTTAGGAAGAAACTTCTTGATAACGATAACATCAACAGAGTTTTGCTTTTGTGTAGGAATACGATAACCTACACCAGACAGTATCTTTTGTCCTTCTTCTGTATTATTTAAATAGTTAATAAGTTCTTCATCAGACAACGGACTATCAAACCACCTACCAAGCATCACCTCAGCCACACGTTTACCATCTTTCTCATAGAACTTAAGAATGTCAGACTCATAGAATCCATCTTTCAGCTTACGCACACCACTTTCAAGAAGCGTAGAAGGAATCTGAACCTTCATACCACCATTAATCTTTGGAGAAATGAATTGTTTGTCAGCTATGGAATAAATGATGTTCCTCACTTGCTGATAAGCAGGAGTGGCTTCAAGTACTGCTTTGCCTTCGAGAAATCCAGTGAGGGCATCTGATGCATTATCATTTATCTCCCTCTTAAGCATTTCATCACGAAGAGTTTGTGCAGCTTTGGAGAAGTCTGTTATCTCATATTTCCTACCATCCTTAGTGATGGTTTCCTTGATTCCCAGTCTTTCAAGAGTGGTTTTGTATCCTTCTTCAATAAGAGCTTCAAGAAGATCTTGGTTTTCTTTTATGGTTTTATAGAGATTCTTACCGTCATTGTAAGAAAGCCTACCATCATCATCCATAGCATACCAAGCCCTGTATCTCTTACTGAAACTAGACTCCTTTTTCATAAAGTCAACAGGAACACCTGCCTCCATGAAATCAAGAGTGATGAGCTTTGTAATCTGACTACCTCTTGTAACATCAGATGTATCTTTAGAAGGAACCTCAGCCTGAATGCTCATGATGGAGAAAGGAACATTTGTAATGTTCTTTTCTGAATAAAGAGCAGTGTTGAATTGTCCATCTATGTAAGTTTCGTGAGGATCTTGAGCTCCCACCTTTCTACTACTAGCAAACACTACATAATCAATATCCTCTTTCTGCATCTTGTCATAAAGCTTGATGGCATTAGCATCACTATTGATTTGCTTCATGATGCGATAGGACAAAGGATAAAGAGCGAACTTATCCAACATTACATTATTGTACGAGCTAGCTGTGCCATTTTTGGAAAGCTTGCTACCAGATACAATAGGCTTAATTGGAGTGTATGCACTTTGAATGCCAGGATTACCAGCAGCCAACAAAACCCTTTCTTCTGGACTCATATCCAAACCCTTATCATTCTTTTCCCAAGCTACATCATACCTATACTGACGTTCTTCGTCACTATTCCAATCACTGGCTCTGATTCTGAAATGACGGTTTGCTTTCATGGTGATTATACCAGCACCATCAGTTTCTTTAAACTTTTCGTAGTTAGGAAGATCAATTATACCAATAACGTCCTTGTGTGTTGCAGATCTGAAATAATCTCTTGTGAATTTTGTAAATCCAATATCTCCAGTATTGAAACCTTTATTCCAAATGTTATTAAAGGCAGTGTTCATCTTTGAAGAGCTATTGATAATAGCTTGACGAGGAGAGTTGAAGTTTTTAATACGCTTGAGCTCATCTTCATATTGATAAGGATCAGAATACAGAAGCTTATGCATCTCTATATTTGCAATCATGTAGTTTGCAGTGAGAGCCATAAGTTCTACATTCAGCTCTTTTTCAGTCATGTTCTTAGGAAACTCTGTATTCTCTACACTAAAACCTTCTGCTGTTTCTTGAAGAATACCATATCGTGAAAGTACAGTTTTGAGTTTATTCATGTCTTTAGTCATGAATTCCTCAAGTTTTTGATTAATCTGCTTCTCAAAATCTTTATAAACTTGTTCAGGAGTTTTTTTAGAAGCTATTATATCATTATGAAGTTTGTTTTTTTCCTCTTCTGTTTTTCCATTAGGATTTGCAAGAATACCCTTGAAGAAACGCATTTCCCCAGATGTTCTGCCTTTAGCTACAGGACGATCTTCTCTTACAAGTTCCAACTCAGACAGGAAATATCCTTTGAATATTTCATTTATATCTCCCATCCCTTTTCTTACAGAAGATGGAGAAATTGCATTTCCAAGTTTTATCATCCATTCAAGAGATGCATCTCCAGGAACCAGATTCAAATACCAACCTTTGATATTAAGATTGAGTTCTTGTACAAGCCTTTGTCTGTATGTGAGACGAGAGGATTCTTTGCGTTTTCCTTTCTCTTCATCCACTGTACCACCAACATATCCAATCTCAAAAAGATCTTCTGACCCTTCTTTTCTCTTACCATTGCTAGCAAACATTCTATCAAGAACATTAGAATACTTAGCAAATGAATCTGTCAAAAGATAGTTATATTGTGTACCTCCTACAGATTCCTTATTGAACATTTTAACTTTAGAGAGGAACGTTCTTAAATCACTAGCTGCATTTGTGCCAATATAGGATTGTGTACGTTCACCAGATACATTAAAATACGTACTGCTAAATTCAGGATTACTGATAGCTGCTCTAACCAAAGCAAGTTCAAGGAGACGACCTCTCATTCCAAGAGCCTTTCCAGAGAATGTTGCTATCTTTTCAGTTTTAGAAATACTTTCTTTAATACCCAGAGTGGCTTCTTTGAACTTTTTATATTGGTCATGAGTCATTTTAGCAATATCCTCCATACTAAATGGAATGCCAACTTGCTTCAGAAAGCTCACCAATCCTGCAGGTGTACCAAGATTGGTTATCTTTGCAAGTTTAGATGGATCTCCTATAAATGCTTTTTCTTTCTCATTGTACACAAAGAATCCCTTACCCTCCTTTGCTTTGAATACAATAGAGTTGATGTATTCATTTCTAATCTGTTCTCCAGCAGAAGCAAGGTTTGCCTCACCAACAACCACTTCTCCATTCTCAAGTATGAATACATTCTTAACACTGGGATTTTGCTTTTTGAATGTATTCCACAAAGAACTTATAAGTTGGAGTCCATGTTGTGTTTGGATTTGTCCCAAATCAACACCCTTCTCCTTCCAAGATCTTTTTGTAATTCTCTTGTATAGAGTTCTATAATTCACATCATCCTCAGCCATTTTACGAAGATTATTCAACATCTCTTCTATACTAGCAGAGTTGTGAAGATTGTTCATTAAGCTGATGTATGTTTTTCCTACAGGAAGGAGAAGTGCTCCATTGATGGAAGAACGAATAAGCTTGCCTTCCGAATTCACTTGTGGAATAGTGGATAACAAAAGTTTGATTGCAGAGCTTGCTTTTTTGAAATTGTCAATCTTTGAGGCATCTTGGTAATCACCTTTGCCACTGTTATGTTCATCCCTCACCATCAGATTTTCATTTTCATCAAACTCAATCTGATAGCTCTTTAGATATTCCTGATGTCTTTCAACAATTGTATTCCATTGATCTTCAATGTTTTGCATCAACTGAAGATCATTTGATATGTATGGATTAACTTGTTCTTGTGTGTATGTCTTGTCTTTAACAGCATCTTCAAATGCTTGGATTCTAACTGCAATGGTTTCTAATATCTGAGTTTTCAGTTTATTATAGAGCTCAGTTTTATTAACATTTTCAACTTCAAACAAACTCTCGTCTGTCTTAATCATGCCAGTGAGAGTGAGATAGGTCATGTGTTGAATGATGTCATTCCTCTCTCTATCATTAATTCCTGCAAGACTAAGTACAGCATCTGAGTCAGCAAATGCATCCTCTACATCAATAATACCTTGTTTGGCATAAGCAAGATTATTTGCAAGAGGTAGATTGGATTTGTAATATCCTTTACCAATCTTGCTGAACATCTCTTCCACCTTAGAATCTGAATCACGACCAAGGAAGAATTCTTTTATAGTTGCCAACATATCAGCAAACAACTTAAGAATATAAGGTCTTCCCTTTTCTGGTTTTTGAGGAATCTTCTTGAACTGGATGTAATCTCTGAACTCTTCAGCCAATCTTTCTTCAAGTTGTTCTTCCGTAGCTTCAGAATAGCGTATGTCACTAAGAGATGCTCTGTCAAAGAATTTACCACTTCTACCTCTCATTTCATCTATTACAGCTTTCTGCTCCATAGGATCAGAGAACATTCTCCATACAGCATGGAACACCTCATGGTAGACAGTACCCACCTCTGCATTCTCATAGATGTATATAGCACCATCCTTGAACATACCCCATGCCTGTTTTCCATTAGTGGCTTGGATGATATTCTTTACACGATATACAGGAACATTAGGGAAGTTGGCTTTTAGCCAAGTTTCCACTTGATTCCAGTTTTCAGGAACAAATGATTTAAGCTGTTGGTTAATAACAACACGAAGAGCCTCATCACTTGCTCCATTTATTCTTTTGTTTATTGTATCCAGAATAGACTGACTTATAGGCTTACCCATCTTGGCTGAAGCATCAGCTACCACCACTTCCTGTACATCTTCTGGAATAACAAGTTCCTCTTCACCACCTTCAATAGTTATACCCTCTTCCTCATCAGGAATAGTTATGCTTTCTTGATCTTCTTCCTTTTGCATTTTTGCAAGAGTGGGAGCAATAGCATTATATACAGCCTTTTTTAATTCTGTAGCAGGATCTTTACCAGCTTTTTTTATTGCCTCCACTGCAGCATCCAAATCTTCACCCTTCATGATTTGAATTTTCGTCATGAAGTTTTGAGCATTGGTATTAGCAGGAGCTACAAAAATAATTTTTCTTTTTGGTTCATTAGGAGAAACAAACGTGTTGAATGTTTTACCATCTAACTTGTAAGTGGAAGGAGCTGCTTCAGCAGGCTTGGCTTCTTTAGAAACAGGAGCTTTGGGAGCTGGTTTTGTAGGAGCTCCAGGCGTGAGCACTTTAGGTGTGACCACCTTCTTCTTTTCAACTACAGGAATAACAAAATCATCTGCTGTATCTGCTGTGTAGAAATAAATATCTGTTCTATTTATGTCTTCCTCATTAACAACAGGACGCATGGTTGTTGAGAGAGGGAGCTCTTCACCACTTCTCTTTTTTCCATCAGGAGTGGTGTTTGAAAGTAGATAAGACTGGTAGTTTTTCCAAGTTCTGCTAATCACTTCACCTTTGGGAGATATTGACAATATCTCTTCATAGGATTCATTGAGTTGTTTTGTAAAATGGGATTTGACGTTGTTGTACATATTAGACAACAGAAGTATAATCTCATCTTTGTTCTCTTCAAGTGATGTAGGTGTAAAAGGAAAATCTTTACCTTTACCAGATATAGAAAGCATGAATTTACCTGTCTCAGGGTCTTTCTCAAAGAATATACTATTATATCCTGCAGGCTTTCTTTCTTTATTTTGATTTATTGGAATACCCCAATATATAACAGACTTTAGCCAGTTGAATAGACGCTCAGATTCAGGACTTTTGATGCCCACCTGAGGATTTAGCATATTCTTAGCCAGCTGATGAATAACCTGATAGATTGTTTCAGCTTCTTTTTGTGTATGCTTTCTGTTCTGAAGCTTAACAAGTCCATTGGGCAGTTCAAGAACTACACTACCGATAGGTGTTTTGAGTGTTGTTGTACCTTGTTCAAGAACAGCAAGATTGCTTCCTTCAGAAGGAAGTGTAGGAATATTAATCAGTTGACTAGATTCCAAATCAGCAGCTGAAATAAGATTAGCATCTTGTACAGATGTTCTGGTTTCATAGATGATTTTACCATCAGCATCTGTTACATTTTGAGTTCTTCCAAAAGATGCACCAATTGTATGACGATCAAGTAAATTGGGATTTTCAAGAACAGATGTTCTCCATGTTTTATATTGAGCAGTTACAGAATCTCTCACTTCTTGAGGAGTGTCCTTGCGGAACATACTGGCATTATCATACTCAGCACCCCATTTCAAATCACCATCAGGAAACACTTGGTATATTGCTGCATCTAAAGGATTTACGCCTTCAGGAATAGGTTGTCCGTCTTCCCCAACAAGAGTGATGTTTCCATCAGCATCCTCTTCCACCATTACCAGTGCAATGATTTCATCTTTGTTGATGTCTTCATTTATTTGCCCAGCTTCATCCATTCTTAAACGATCTGTTAAGCCAGGGACGATTTCATTTTCATTTTTGGATGTTACATATACACCACGAATGTTATCTCTGTTTGGAAATCTCTCAAGATTAAATCCAAAGTTGTTAGCTCGTACTTGATGAGGTTTTCCTCTCATCACTCCCATTGTAGCTCTAGGAAGTATGATGGTAGATTTTTTAGCTGTAGGTTCGTATTCTTTGCTGAATGGCTCAGTTTGAACATCGTTATCAACAGTACCAAGTGCTTCAGAAATAAGCTGTTCGTTTTTGAACAATCTATCTTCTTCGTCCTTTCTAAGTTTATATGCGTCTGCTACAGATTGGAATCTGTCAAGAATAGCTTTCTTGGCATTATATTCAGCACCTAGCTGATTAAGTTTATCGTATAGTTCTTTTATTTGTTCATCTGCTTCAGTGAGTTGGTTTTCATTGATTGATATGTCTTTTTGCAAATCCTGAAGTAGAGCATAATCAACCAGATATTCTTTCAGTCCTTTGACTTCAGAAAATATTGGATTATCTTTTATTCTTTCAAAACTATCTTTTATATATTGTGGATAATCAGCATCAAATTTTTGTAAGGATGATTTGAGAAGAGATACAAAGTCTTTGATTGCAGACTCAATATCTTTTGCTATCTTGGAAAGAGTGTTGATGTTATCACCTGTTTCTTTTACAAGAAGCTCAATCCATTTCACTTGCTCTTTAAGCTCTCTTAAAAACTCTCCAGAATTTTCAGGAAGTTCATCAAGATTTTGTGTAAAGTCTTCAAAATATGAAAGATTGAATTCAAGTTCAGCCTTTTCAGCAGTAAGAGCATTAATTTCATCTTCAACGCTCTCCTTCATACGAGAGAGCTTTGTCAATGCCTGAGTAGTGGCAGAAAACACCTTACTAAATCTAATCTTCTGACGACTGAGTTCAGGATACTTCTCTTCAAGAGCTTTCTCTCTTTTTGTACGAGGTTGAGCAACTTTTACTTCGTCACCTATTTCATTAAGATCTTTTTGTATATTTTCAAGTTCTTTCTTCTTGTTTTCAAGTTTTTTATTTATTTCTTCAAGGCGTTCTCTAGTTTCATTTTCAAGCTCTACGATAATCTCAATACGACTACCTCTATTTTTTGCTAATGTGTCTTCTGATTTTTGACGAGCAATTTCTTCAGGAGATGTTAATTCTTTTCTAGAAGCTTCCTGTTCAGAAGTTTCAACTTCTCCTATTTTTTTAATACGAGGCTGAGTGTATTCTCCCTGAGCAACAAAATGCTCATTCTTCAAAACTTTTCTCTTTATCTTTCCATTATTATCTTTATATACAAAAAAGAGTTTACCATCTTTATATTCTAATCTTCCTGGTTTTTTTCCACCAAATTGCTCTCCAAAATTGTATTCAAATATTTCATTCTTATGAAGAAGAAAATAATTAGCTGTTTTGTTATCACGAACAGAGGACACTTTAGTAAGTTCGTAGTCAAGAAGCATATCTTTAGATATGTTTCTTTCTTCTCCTTTATTATCTTTTATCTTAATAGTGCCATCTTCATTCTCTCCTAATATTGTTAAATTACTTACAGAAATAGGAATCTCCAATCCGTCTTTATCATAATCAAAACCTTTTCCAACAAAATACTTAACTCCTACTTCATACTCCCTTTCACCAGTTTTTGTCTTTAGCTTTATCTTTTGTTTATCTTCTTCTTTCTTTTCTTCTTGAAGTTCTTCTTCAATTACTTCTTCCTGTGGAGGAAGTTCTTTATATTTTTCAGGACTATTTTTTATTTCATCGTATTCCTTCATGAATAGTTGCCTACGAAGTGCTACTTCTGAGACATCTTTCAAATCCCTAATAAGATCTTCTTTTTGGTCATCGTTTATTTTACCATTCTTATGAAGGTCTTCTATTTTACCAATTGCTTCATTGTATGCAACAGATTCTCCAGAAACCACATCATTTATCACATTGTCTACATCCACCCCATTTTTAATAAGATTTTCTGAAAGTTCTACAGATCGTTTGTCATAATCTGTCACTTTCGTTGCAGCATAAATCATCTTATCTATCACTGCAGAAGTGTACAAGGGTTTGTTTTCCTTATCTACCAGTCCTGCATATCGAAGATTCAGAGATTGGTAAAGAGACTTTATATTGTTTGCAGTGGACTCAAGGTTTGAAAGTCTTTTGAGGTAGGCTTCTTTGTTGTCTGTATCCAGTGCTTTACCTTCAGCTTGAAGTTGTGCGAATCCTTCATCTGTGCTGGCGAGAGCTCTGTATTCAGCGATGTCAGCAGCAACAAGATCATACCTACCAAACTTAATACGAGGAGTGAGATAGTTGATTATGTAATCTGCTTCAAGGTCTTTGCTTTCAAGAATATCACCTTGTCTCAGTCTTTTTTCTCTTTCCTCTTGTATAACAGTTCCTCTGTTTACAGAGTCTGCTGTTTCTTTTGTAAAGTCAGAAAGATTTTTTTCATTGAATCTTTTAAGTGCCTCTGATGTATTTCTAGCTCTTTGGGCCCTTTCTCTATATGTACCTCTGGCTTGCATCAATGAACCTGAAAGTCCACCAATGACAACATTCTTCATACCCTCGTTAGTACCAAGAGTGTTTTCTATTCCATATACAAGACTATCTAAGAATGTAGTGGGTTTACCATCATATTTCTTATTGTAATAGTTTTCTGCTCCTACACCAACAGCATATTGAGCCCCTTCTTCAAATGCTTCTGAAGTGGAAAAAACATATGGGCGTATTTTGTTAAGTCCTGAAAGAAGCTTTCCAGCTTTTGACGTAGCTTCTTTCCTTATATATTTGCCTGTAGCATCTTTTATAATCTCATCAGTTTCTCTAGCAAGAGATTTAATAAGTCCTTTTTCAAGCTTTTCAGATGAACCAAGTATTTTTGGAAACTGGATGTAGTTTGTAGCTGACAGAAGTCCTGTGTTCAAAAGAAACGAAGTGTTACCTATATCCTCTGCAGTTTTATTAATCAGTTCCAGTTCATCGCCAATAGGTTCTCTACCTCCATGTGTTTCTTTGAATTCTCTAATCTTTTCATCTCTGAATTTATTCAGATTTTGAAAAGCTTCCATTCCTGCTTCTCCTGATGTAGATAATCCAGCAACAACAAATCTTCCTGCAGGATTTAAAACATTATAAGAAGAAAGAAATCTATCAGACAGAGCTTTTATTTTTCCATACGTATCAGCTGCTTTATTAGCTGAAAGCAATGCTTTTTCTGAAGCTTCCAACGCTTGTGCAGCTTTACCTATAGAGAATAATCTGGCTGTAAGAGGAATTGCTTTCAATGCTGCTGCAAATGCTGCTCCTGACAAAGCAGAACCTGCAGCAAATCCTGCATTCTTAACAATACCATTCCAAAGGAAGTTGGCAGTGAATAGATATTTTGGAGAATACCAAGCTGCATTCTTTTCTACATCTGTCTCATAGTTAGGAGCAATGTCTTCAGCTTGTTTATTAATATCATCCAACCATCTGTTAAAATCATTATTGTAAAAAGAAGCAAACTTACCATCCTGCCTCCATCTAGCTAAACCATTTACAAGTCCTACAGTGTTTTGAAGAAACGTTGTTCCTGTAAGAAGCAAACCTTTTCCTACACCATTAGCCATCCTATCTGTCCAAGATTGACCTTGTGCATAGGCATCTTCATTGTTGTAATCTCCAGGAACATAGCTATTATATCTAGCAGAAGTGGATTCTGCCAATGTTCTCATGATGCTTCCACCAGTGAGTCTTCCGTCTCCTCCTTTATTTACCTGAAGAGAGTTTCTGTATGCAGTGAGAGGATTACTTTCTACAGTGGATCTTGTTCCTCCCCCTGCACCTATGTCACCTCCTATTCTAGGTGATGGAAGAGGAACGTTTGTATAAGGAACATTTGGAAGAGGAGCTGGAGGTTCTGGAGGAGTATATCCTGAAAATTCACTCTCAAGTGCTAATCTATCCAATAGTGGACTATCGTTCGTTTCTGCCATTAGAAAGGTTTTTTAGAAGCTTCTTCTACTTGTTTCAAATCGTTTGCTGTAGGAACCTTATTATTAAGAATTGTATAAATTGCACCATCATTAAGATTTTTCAACCCTGCATTTATATTCTCTTCTGTGATTATGCCAGAGAGGTCAACACTGTTTCTCCATTTTCTTGTGATGGGGTCATAGATGGTTCCAAGTATTTGGTACATGTTATTTCCAACTTTTACAAGATTTCCTTTGATTCCATAACGTTGTACACTTGTAAAATCAATATTACTCAAATATGAATTTGTAGGGGTTGCTGTCATTGAGTTATCACTTGCAGTGGATGTTCCTCCCATGTTCATTATTTGTTCTTGATAAGAACGTATTGCCCTAACATTGGGACTTGCTTCAAACATCTCAGTTCCAAACATTTCAACCTTTTGTTGAGGAGTCAATTTGAACTGAGTTGATGTACCATCTTTTCCCATAACAGTAACCTCATACATTGCTGGTTCACGACTGGTTCCTTCCACCACTCTAATATTTGTATTTATATCACCAGGATTTGCAATAAGTTTTTTAAGTGTATTCAAGTCAAATTTTGTAGAACCAGCAATATTACCTTTTTGAGATTCAGCAAAAGTTACCACTGATCCAAGAGCACTTGTAAGGGATCTTCTCTGAGCATCTGTTATTGTAGGTACAGCATAACCAACACCTTGGAATTGAGCCAGTCTATTTGTAAGTTCTTTTCCTATATAATCATTAATTTTCTCAAGATTTTTTTGATAAGGTTTATTTACTGTCTTTTCATAATTCAATACATTATCAATAAGTGTTGTTTCTGCACTATTTAGACTTTTTAGTCCAAATATCATTTTTTTCTTTTCAATCTGATAAAGTTGATAGTCTTTGCTACTTAATTCTTTTTTAGCTTTTGCATCATCATAATACATCAAAGGACCATCTGCTGTATTGCTATAAGCAATATATGCAGATTTTTTTGAATTAAAATCTACAAAATCTTTTGGAGTGAATGTTGTTACACTGTTTCCCACTCTATAATTTAAACTAGGAGCATTCGCTGGAATAAGTGATGTGATGTCTCCATACTCTCCTTTTGCTTTCTTTTCTATATCAAGAATCATTGTTTTTTGTGACTCTGCTCTTCTTCTGTCTGGTTCTGTAGCTGCAAAATAAGCAGCAAATTTACCATCTACACTTCCTGGTCGTTCATAATATTTCTGTCTTAATACCTCCAACTCTTCACTACCCACTTTATTTTTTTTGGCAAATTCATCATCTGATGCACCAAGAGAACGCTCAATGTCTCTCACTTCTCCAACTATCTTGCTAAGATTGTATTTAGGAAGTTCCTCTTGAGGAATTGGTTGACTAAGTGCTCCATAAGGAGTGAGTTCTTGTTTTTTTAATCTGTTTGCTTCTTCTTGTGCTTCTACCTCTCTAACTTTCAATCCAAAGGTAGATCTAAACTGTCTATCTTGTTGTTCATAATTAAGAGTGAATTTTTTCCAATCGGCTGCCATTTTCTGTCTTTCCATATTAATTTTTACAAAAGGACTGTCTTTGTACTCTTGTTCTGTTTCTGTGAAAGAAAATGCTTTGGAAAAGTCAGCAATTGCGTTCTTTGTATATAGTTGGGCTTTCACTCCTTTAACGTTTCCTTTATCAAGAGCTTCTACCAACCCATTATAATCATTTGTAATATTGTTTATGGCTTTGTCTATTGCTGCAATTTGTTGATCAAGTTTATCTTTTTCAACTTCTGAGTTTGTTGATAATTTTGCTGTTTGAAGAATAGACTTCTTATTTTCATAAAATTGTCTATTACTTACGTGAGATGTTGTTATAGTTTCACGAAGTTTTTCAGGAGTTACATTCGCATAAGAATACACTCCATCAATTTCCATTTGTTTAAAATCAGCAGGAGTGAGTCCCACCATAAGAGCTTGTTGTATTTTCTCAGGTGAAAGACCAGCGTATTTTTGTTTTACAATTGCATCAGCTAATACCATTTGAGGCTTACCATCTGGACCAAGCACAACATTTCCTTTAGCATCTCTTTTTACAGTGAAAGCATCTTCTGTAAGAGTGCTATCTTTGGTTAAGGATTTTAACACCTCAAGTCCATTCTTTTTCCAGTTTGTATAAGGAGTGTAGTTTTCAGAAAATGCTTTGCTAAGATCTTGGTCTTCCATCCACTCATTCAAACTGAGATTGTACACATAATTATTTGAAGGAGAATCTTTTCCTTCCTTACGTGCAGCATCTCTCTCTTGTTCATTTTTTCTTATTTTCTGAGTGGACATTACGGCATTTTGTACAATAGGATCTTTGCCTATTTGTGTAGCCATGCCTCCTACAGAGTTCACAAGCTGGAAATTAGAGAAGTCTCCTGCTGCCACTGTCTTCAATTTACCACCAAGCTCATTGAGCTTGGATTGCAGATATTGCTTATGAAGAGGTTTGTAGACATCCAATCCAGCAATTGTTTCTATATTGTTTTGGATTTTCTGAAGCCCCTCATCGTACTTCTGCTGTTTATACATACCAACTTGGGTCATTGCCTCTACAGGCATCTGTTGGATGTACGGGTTAAATTGTGGTATCGTATCTGTAAAGCTAGCCAATTTTAATCGTTTTTATATTTGAAAATATACCCTCCTGCAGATTTAGAAAGTCCAGCTAAATTATTAGCAATAGCTGCTCTTTTTACTCCAGTAAAGGAAGAAGCTTCTTGTGAAAAATTACAGGTATATAAAACATTACCTCCTTTATCATATACCTCTATTTCTTTAACATTCCCAAATTTAGTATTCATCATTTTTAATTTTGACTCTTTTTTATGATGAGTACCTTTTCTAGAAAATGCAGCAATCTTTTGTATCTCTCTGATTCTCAATCTATTATCTTCTTGATTGCTTCTTTCTTTAATTTTCAAAATAGATTCGGAAGTATGTTTAAATTTACAATTTTTTCCACCTGGACGAATGTTGTATCCAATTTTTGGATTTCTAGAATCAAAAAGTTTTATATAAAAACTTTCCCAAAAATTTAACTCTGTTATAGACTCAATGTTATCTCTAAGGATTGTTTTGGTAAATTTTGATTTTCCGTACTTTTTGATAGCTTTTAACATTGCTGCACCACTACCTATATAATATGTACTATTAATGCCAGTTTGTCCAATGTAAACTTTTCCATTTATCTGGTTGACAGTAAGATATACTATTCCTGTAAAACTTGCCATGATGATGGAATTAGCAAATGTAATTTATAATATTATTGTTACCAATAGCTGTAATTGAAATTGGTAAATTGCTGTAATTGAGTTT